AAGATCGCATTGGATGGCAAACCGATCATGGTCAACAGCGCCTTCCGGTCAAAACAGGTCAATGATTCGGTTGGCTCTAAAGACACCAGCCAGCATAGAATCGGCTGCGCGGCAGACTTACGTGTTCCCGGCATGACTCCTGATGCTGTGGTACGCGCAGTGATTGCTGCGGGGCTGCCCTTTGACCAAATCATCCGTGAGTTCGATGCGTGGACACACATCAGTGTGACGAACACACCAGACGGAACCCCGCGCAGGCAGGCGCTTATCATTGACAAAACAGGAACTAGAGCGTTTGTCTAATTTCAAGGTTATAATCCATCTAAACGGCGCATGCTGAATCAGCGGCTAATACCTACGGAGTATTTATGAGCTATAGCATGACGTACGACAGTCTGCTGGTAGACGTGCGACGCTACCTTGAGCGTGGTTTTACGCAAGAGAGCGATCAAATTGTTTATGACCAGCTTCCGCGCCTAATTACCCTAGGTGAGCGTCGCATTGCCCGTGAGCTTAAAATTCAGGGCTTCATCCGGGCTGTAAGTACTCCTTTATCCGTTGGCGTTGCTGTCTATCTTAAGCCTGACCGCTGGCGCGACACAATCAGCATGACTGTCACCGGGTCGCCTATCTTTGCAAGAGCTTACGAGTATTGCCGCAACTATTGGCCTAATGAATCCCAGACTGCAGCGCCTCAGTTTTATGCAGACTATGACTATCAGAATTGGTTGATCACCCCAACACCTTCTACGGTACAAACTCTTGAAATTTTGTACTACGAACAACCTGCCCTTTTGGGCGATGACTTACAAACCAACTATCTCACTGAATACGCACCAGATGTGTTGCTGTACGCAACCCTGCTTGAAGCGGCTCCATTCCTTAAAAAAGATGAGCGTATTCAAACGTGGCAAGGAATGTACGACCGCGCTGCGCAGGCTCTCAATGGTGAAGACCTCAAGCGCATAATGGATCGCTCAGCAAATAGGAGTGAAGCTTAATGCCTATCTATACGGACGTCTTTGGCGGCGCAAACATTTACCCGAGTGAGATTAGCTACAGCTCTATAGCGTTAACTGTAGATGTAACGCTAAGTTGGCCAGAGGAAACATCGACCAACACAAACTTAGCAACGCGCATTATTGATGTAACAGCAGCTACTGCAAGTCTGTCAATTTTCTTGCCGGATGCTAAAAAGAGTGGCGTTGGCAACACCATCTTGTTTAACAACCAGGGTGCACAAACTTTTATAGTTAAGAATGCCGGTGGCACACAAATTGTTTCAATTCCTACCGGGACGGTTTGGCAAGTCTATTTAACAGACAACACCACCACAAATGGTTTGTGGGAATCGCTTCAGTTTGGAGCTACGGTATCTACTGCTAATGCTTCTGCTTTGGCAGGTACAGGCATTGTGGCTGTGGGCACTTTGTTGTCCCAGTCCGTGCCAATCACCAACTTTAATTCAAACTATACTGCAGGCGATACAGATAGAGCCAAGATGTACTTGTGGACTGGAACAGGAGCTGGAGTATTGACACTGCCAAGCGCTGCTACAGTGGGCAACAACTGGTTTATGTACTTGCGCAACTCAGGCGGTGGCCAAGTCACACTGACTCCTGTTGGCATCAACACAATTGATGGCTTGGCAACAAAAGCTTACCAGCCAACCGAGTCATCTGTGATCATCAGTGATGGCACAGACTTTTATACACTAGGGTTTGGCCAGGCTTCAACATTTGTATTTGACTACACTTCAATTGCAGTTCCAGGAACCGGCAACTACACACTAACTGGTTCAGAGCTAAATCGTATTGCGTACAACTTTACCGGAGTTTTGACAGGCAATCGTGTCATCATTGTTCCTGCCACAGTCCAGCAGTACTGGGTGAGCAATGCCACAACAGGTGCTTTTACGCTGACTGTAAAAACATCGGCAGGAACAGGCGTAACTATTACTCAAGGGGCTAGAGGAATATTTTATTCTGACGGCACCAATGTTGTTGATGCCGACACTAGCAACGTGTCTGTACCAATTTCTATTGCCGATGGCGGCACCGGGGCTACAACCGCAGCCGGTGCTCGCATTAACTTAGGCTCTACTGCTGTTGGCGACGCCATCTTTATTGCAGCAACTCAGCAAGCAGCTTGGACGGCCTTAGGCGTTGCTCCATCAGGCGTTGTCAATGGCGGGACTTATTAATGCCAGAATCAACAATAGTCCTGAAGTCCTTGGCAGGTATCAAGCGAGATGGTACTAGGTACGACGGTGACTTTTACATTGACGGCCAGTGGGTCAGGTTTCAGCGTGGGCTGCCTAGAAAGATTGGCGGTTACCGCTCAATCAACAAGTACCTGACTGAAATCTCTAGGGGTTTTAATAGCTTTACTCAACAAAGCTTGCAGTACTGTCACTCCGCAGGCTCTTCGACTGTTGAACGTTTTACGATTGACGCAACTAAAAACAGCTCAGTTATTAGCAACCGCACCCCTACAGGCGTATCTGCTACTGGCAGTGTTACATTGACAGGCGGTGGCTCTGGCTCTGTTAACAGCATCACAGTAAACGGCGTGACTATCACATCAGGCGCTGTTTCTTTTACGACTGACTTGCCTACAACGGCAACTGCTGTTGCTGCAAACATCACAGCTTTTACATCTACGCCAAACTACTCAGCTGTAGCAGTTGGCGCCGTGATCACCATCACAGCTTCGACTGTTGGTCAGGCTACTAATGGTTTTGTGGTTGTAGCCAACACAACAACCATCACGGCCACAGTAACAAACATGGTTGGCGGTTTAAATGCTTTGGTTGTCAATGCTTACAACCAGTGGATGTTCCAAACGGCGTATGACGCATCAACAACTGCTAACTCTATCATTGCTCACGTAGCTCCTAACTTGGAGTGCGTATGCAATGACACAGGCGGTCAGATTTTTTACGGGGATGTTTTAGGAACTGCTGCATTAAAAGAGATTCCATTGCCAGCAGGCGCCAATGTCACAGGCGGCATTGTGATGCTGTTTCCTTACTTGTTTTATTTTGGCACTGCAGGTATTGTGGGTTGGTCTGTTCCTGGTACTTTTACTGATTTAAGCGGCTCAGGTTCAGGCATTGCCAGGGTCTGGGGTCAAAAGATTGTCAAGGGCATGCCACTACGTGCAGGCTCAGGATCAGCGCCTGCCGGTATATTTTGGGCTTATGACGCTGTGATCCGCGCTACTTTTACAGGCGGCGCAACTATATTTCAGTTTGACATAATTGCAACGGACACTTCAATCATGTCGCCTGACTGCGTAGTGGACTACGATGGCGTATTTTTCTGGTGTGGTGTTGACCGGTTCTTGATGTTCAACGGCGTCGTGCGTGAAGTACCTAACCAGCTCAATCTAAACTACTTCTTTGACAACATCAACGAAAGTCAAAGAGCAAAAGTCTTTGCATTTAAAGTTCCGCACTTTGGCGAAATCTGGTGGTGCTATCCAAAAGATGATGCCACAGAATGCACTCATGCCATCATTTACAATGTGCGTGAGAATACTTGGTATGACACAGCTCTTCCTGAGTCTGGGCGCGCTTCTGGTGGGTATAACAATGGCTTTGCAGCGCCTTTGCTAACAGACTGCATTACTACGGCAAGTGGTTATCGTGTATGGATTCACGAACAAGGCGTAGATGAGATTGATGGTCAGTTTACATCTCCTATAGAGTCTTATTTTGAAACAGCAGATTTGTCAACATTGCCGCAAGGCAGGAACGAGTATTTAAGAATCACCGGGATTGAGCCTGACTTTGTGCAAAATGGCCCTATGACAGTTCAGGTCACAGGACGGGCTAACGCCAGAGCTCCTGAAGTTTACAGTAGCGTATTCACATTCCCTGAGTCTGCAACTGAGCCTTACCAGCAGATTGTGATGCTTAAAGAACAGCGCCGCGAGTTGCGTGTGCGCTTTGAGTCAAATGCTATTGGCGGTGATTATCAAATGGGCCAGATTATTGGTCACGTGGATTCCGGCGACAAGACGGTGCTTGGATGAGCATACGCATTACTTTTCCTACGGGCATGGAATTGCGTGACTGGGCTGACCAGATTGCACTTGACTTGGATAGCTACGGAACTTTTGGCAGGTTAGATGATGTTGAGAATTGGCAGAACTGGGCAATGCAGTTTTTAAACAATACGACTTTAGGTAGAAATTTTCCTCGGCCTTACGATTTTAATGACTGGCGAGAGTGGGCTGAACGGTTTTGTCAGACGGCTGAGTAATGCGGTTTATTGGTTTTGAACGTGAAGATGAAGCTGAGTCTTGGGCGCGTGCAAAACTTGAACTTGAAAATGCGCCCGAGTTTTTTAGGACAATGTCGGCCGTTGATGAGAATGACGAGTTTGTGTGCGTTGTAGTGATGACTAACTTCACTCCTCGCAACATTGACCTTAGCATCGTGATCGGTGGTAAGGGTTTGAGGTCGAAAGGTATGTTAGTAATGTTCAATGAGATTTTTGGCTTTGTGTTTGACAAGCTGCATGTAGCTCGGGTCACCGGATTGCTGCGTGGTAAAAACACACAGGCTAAAAAAATCAATGAACATTTTGGGTTTAAGTTAGAAGGCGTGATGCGTAAAGCGTTCGCCGATGATGATTTACACGTCTACGGCTTTTTAGCTGAGGATTATCATTCACACGTTTGGTACAGAGGTTAATATGGAAATCAGAAACGCTATCATGCAAATGGCTGAGCAAGATCCTCAGTATGCACAAGCCGTTGACGCAATGGAGGCGCAAGTAGCGCGCATGCCTATTGTGCCTGAAGACCTTGATCAAGCCATTCAAGTTCTGGAGTTTGTTCTTCAAAACCCTGACAAGTACCAGGAAGTGCGAGCTGCTGCTATTGCGGACGGCGACATTGATGCGGATATGTTCCCTGAACAGTTCGATCAAGTCTTCATAGTTTCGCTGCTAGTTGCTTTTTACGGACTTCAAGACCGTTTAAAAACGCAAGGCTATGCTCGCGGAGGTCTAGCTGTTGCAGGCCGTCGTATTGCAACTGGCGGACGCGGCGGTGACACACAACTAGCCCACATTAATGACCGCGAAGCCGAGATGCTTAAGCGCATGGGCGGTTCTGGCGACATTAACCCTAACACAGGCTTACGTGAATATAAAGGTCTTAAACAACTCATAGCCACTGTTGCACCTATTGCACTAGCTATCTTTGTTCCTGGTTTAGGCGCCGCCATTGGCGGGGCGTTAGGCGCTTCAGGCATCGGCGCTTCGATGATCGGCGGGGCTATCATCGGCGGTGCAAGTTCTGCGATCGGTGGTGGTGATTGGAAAAAAGGAGCTCTGTTGGGCGGCTTGGGCGGTGGTCTTGGTAGCGCTACAGGTAGCGTAGCTAACAAAGCTTTTGGTCTGGGTTTAGGTGAAACCGGTCAAGCTATCCTTGGTAGTGGTTTGGTTGGCGCTGGCGCTGGCGCCCTTACTGGTCAGGGAGTTGCAAAAGGAGCTTTGCAAGGCGTAGTCGGTGGAGCTCTCGGTCAACTTGCAGGCGGTATGTCCACTGGCCCAACGGCATTTGAGCAAGGCGTTAGTGCCGCCGGAACTCAAATGGGCAATGCCCTAACTGCCGGTTACGACCCTAAAACAGCCGCCACAGTAGGATTGGCTTCTGGTCTTATGCGAGGCTTTCAAGTAGGTATGAAGCCTTCTGATGCAGTAGTTGACGGACTTAAAACAGGAGAAACCACTGCGCCTAAAACTGTTACGCTGCCGGATGGCACTGTTGTTCAGGCTCCAGGAACTACCGGAGTGGATGCTCAAGGCCGTACAGGTACTTACCAACTTGACACGGCAACAGGTAAAATTGTTTTGAAGACCGACGCCGGTGCTTATCAAGTCAATCCTAAAACAGGTACTGTTGAATGGAAAGCTAATGAGCCTGGATTCTTTGAAAGAGCACTAAAAGGCAGTCCGTTTGAAAGCACAACCCCTTCAACTACAACGCCTGGAGCTAAAGTTGACACAGGCATTTTGGGTTCTGGGATTAGTACAGGTCAAGTCTTAGGTGGTTTAGGTCTCGTGAGCGCCTTGCAAAAGCCACCTCCTGCGGCTCAAGAAGCCATCACCAAGCTATCTCCTGAGCAGCAAGAATATTTCAACCGCCCTTCTGTGGCTTGGGATTGGGATAAGATGCAAACAGATGCTACTGCCTCTAATATGAGCCTTGATAAGTTCATGGCTATTAACTGGCCAAAGATCACAGGTTACGCACAAACGCAAACTGGCGAAGTAGGTGCTCAGCAAGGAGCTTATAATCTGCCTGGAGCGCCTGTCACTATGGCAAAGGGCGGCGCCTTGTCGGCTATTTCCAGGTTTGCCAAAGGGGCTGGTTCTGGCCGAGCAGACACCATTAATGCTAAACTCTCAGATGGTGAATATGTGATTGATGCAGAAACAGTTGCAATGCTAGGAGACGGTTCTAATAAACAAGGAGCCAAGCTCCTTGACACAATGCGCCAAAATATTCGTTCTCACAAGGGTAAGGCTCTAGCACAGGGTAAATTTAGCCCTAACGCTAAGTCGCCTCTGTCATATTTGAAAGGGGTTGCATAATGGGCAGTCTATTCCAAGGGTCGCCACAGACCGCAACTTCGTACACTACATCATCCACTGAGACGCCAAGGTGGATGCAGGATGCAATTTACAACCAGATTCAAATTGCACAGAACCTTGCCAACAAGCCGTATCAACCATATGATAAGCCGACTGTTGCTGAGCTGTCTCCGCTACAACAGCAAGCCTATGCAAACGTGTCCAAGAACCAGGGTTTCTACCAAGGTGACTTAGACAAAATCCAGTCCAGCATGTACGACTTTGGCGGCAAAGGTATTGCAGACACGCTACGCGCTGATCAAAATCAGTATTTGCAAAAACCAGCAACAGCCATGGGTCAGTTGCAAACCGGTCAAAATTATTTTGACACTGCTGGTACAACAACCGCTCAAGCGCTTTCAGACAGAGCATTGAGCGCTGCAAACCCTTACCTTACTGCGGCGTCTCAATCGGCCGCCGGTGGCATTAACCAGTACATGTCTCCTTATCAAGGCGGCGTCATGGACGCAATTGCTAAGCAAGGTGCTCGTAATTTGAGTGAAAACCTGCTGCC